ACCAGCGGATCGTTGGACAGAATAGCCTGATCCGCGAGGGTAAGGGCACCGTTAAAGTCAATAGCCATTGTGACTTACTCCCTAAAGTTGATTTGGTGTGCGACCGATACCTAACAAACGACTTATTGTTCCTAAAGCGGAACGAGGCTGTTGGGTTTCGGTTTGAGAGACGACTTGTTGATTAGAATACGATGTGTCAATTGGCACAGGCTGTGTCATACGAGATGAAATAGTCTGGGTCAACTGAGGGATCATCGACTCAACAATCCCACTGATGTTGTCATGCACAAATTGTGCAGCATCCATAGGATTCATTCCGTTTTGCACAAGACCATTAAACATATCTTGGCCACGGCGAGCATATGGGTACTGAGATAGAGCATTGTCTATCTGCTGAGACACCATGTACTCGGACATCTGATTCATGACGCGGTCGTAACGCATCTTTTGGATTTCAGCTTCAGCCTTAGCTTCTGCTAAATCGTGAGGCATCATTTCATCACGAGCAAAGCCCAAATACTGTTCACGAATGGTTTGCTCTTCACGTTCAAGATTTTGACGCTGCAAAGCATTCTGTAAATCAGCTGCACTTTGGAATCCGTTGCCTTCTAACTGTGTAATTAGATCGGCCCACCGCTCCATCTGCTCCTGATATTCACGACCTTGTCTTGCCTGTTCGTTTACCTCACGAAAGCGTTCGTAAGGTACGTTACCCGGCTCATCACTTAATAGATTGTCATAAAGTGATTGTCGAATTTCTGATTCAAGATCATCTCCTGAATCGTATTCAATTGTGTTTGGATCATCATATTCGTATTCTGATTCACCCGTATCGTTTAACGCCCATTCGTTAGGGTCGGCGGCACCCTGAAGTGAATCAATTAACGCTTCTGCTGCTCCGTAGTCGCCCGTCGCCGCTGCTGGTGAGTCAGCGGTTCGCATCACCATCTCATCGGACATTACATTGTACTCCTATTTTCTTGTTCAATGCCAGACATGTAGTCGGCTTGCATCTGCGCATCTTGTTGTTCTTCTTGCGCATTACTTGCGATACCAGCCTTAGCAGTTTCTAATGCAATGTCTGCTTCAAGCTTGGCTCTTATTATTGCAACTTGTTCTTGTGTCTTAAGTTGCGATTTCATTTGTTCCTCTTCAGGATTAAATGTTGATACAGGTTGTTGCTGTGCTTGTTGTGCTTGCATAGCCATTTGCTGCTGCATCATTTCTTGTTGTTGCTGTTGCATCATTTGAACCTTCTGGTTTTGCATTTCAAGATGTTGCAAAATCTTGCTGGATTCAGGCATGTTTACCATTTCAACAAACAACTTATTCGTTTCAGGATCTGCTGGGTCTCCAAAGACTCCCATTTGGCGAAGTGCTGCGTATTTTTGCAATCGTGCATCTGGCCCTTCATCAAGGCTTGATCCCGGTACATAAACAATACGGAACTGACCACCATTACGGATTGCGTCAAATCGCATAACGCCCTGTTCAATGCGGTCATTTGGTAACTCGCCACCTTCAATGTTTCCGACAAATGGAACTATCGCAAACTGATTTACTAAAGCAACTTCCCACTCTTTGATTTTTGCATTGCTAATTTCAATGTCTGCACGAATATAACTATGCTGTGTATTGTCAGCTTTCTGTAATAAACGAACAGACTCAGCTGGAGTACCAGCTTGAGCCATACCTTGACTTACATCATGCAAGCCAGCAATGTCCATCATGTCCTTTTCAACCATTTGTAACAATGGGAAAAGATCACCGCCAATACCGGGAGCGCGTTGAATCTGTGGAGGGTTTGAACCTCGGTTGAAATAAACCTTTCGGTATATTCGGTTTTTATCTTCAATCGTATCTGCTTGATTGTCGTAAGCATCTGCACCAACGTTACTTAATCGCTCAATCATAATGTAGTCTTTTTGACTTTCAAACTGTTCGAGTAAGCGACTGTAAATGCGGTTGTATGTAGATTGCAATGCGCAAAGATCAAATCCTAATGAGTAACCATAAGGCGTTCCTGATCGTGGTTGCCAGCGTAATGGAATAAACGGAAAAGCATCACGCTTGTCGTATGGCCATACACCTGCATACAACAACACATTATTTGAAGAGACAATGTATCTCCCTTTCGGGTACAGAGCTGATGGCTTTTCCCAGTACTCATATACAACTGCACTTAATTTACGTGTGTCGTAGTTATTGATACGTGCTGTTGACGGTGGAACCCAGCCACGCCCGGATCCGTTGGCTCCTTCAAGATAGCTATCAATGTAACCGCTATTGTGGCCCATAACAGCATCTGGTTGAACCAGCTTGCCAATGTCTCCGTAGCTATCAACAAACCAAGACAACGGCTTAATCATTGCGTGGATTAACCAGCGAATATCATCGTCTCGTTTTGCAGATGGATCTGTATATACGTCAAAACACGGAATGATTTGTTCGACAATATCACCGACATTCATCTTTTCATGACCAACAACTTGTTGACCAGACATGTCGAATTGAGGAACAATTTGCTCCCGTTTAGTATCCCAAAAGATTTTTAAGAAACTTGTTCCAGTAACACATGCCCAACGTACACGTTCTTTAAGTTGTGTCTCACGATTAAATTTACGGTTGTAATGATGGATTAAATAGTTAGCCTCATCTGCTGCTATTCGATCATGCGGTGCATCTGACAATGGAACAGCACTTGCATCTGGACTACATTGCGTAAGCTTGCCAATTACTCCGTCAATTAATGGCCTGATTTTATTGACCGTCAAATAGCGGTTAGGCTCATTTGGATTTTGTAGGTTTACAAGGTTTCGGCTATTAGTATTAATGCGAAACCACTGACGACCTTCAAAGAATGCGCTTGCCATAGCCCATTCAATTTCCATTTCACTCCGTGAACGATATGCCATATCAAATTGTGTTTTGACAAAGTCAGTAATCTTTTTATCTTGATCTGGTTGATCGCCCGGAATAACCTTCCAGTCTTTAGTCTGCAAATCTAAATTCAAGTTTTGCTTATCATCAACTGACGCGTTAGTTAATTGTTGAGAACCAACCATTCCAATTGCGTTAGGCTTTTTAAAAGCAGAAACCTTCATCTTGGTATTCAATAACGCACGTGGAATCATGCGACGTAACACATTTGGGTCCATGCCCTGCTGTGGCATTTGTGGTCGCATATTTGGATCCATTGGAGGCATACTCATACCCATTCACCAACCTTCTCAATCAATTTAAGTAGTTTCTCTACTTTAATTTCTTGCAGACTTTTGTAAATCATATACTGCCCGTATATCATTGCGCTCATCAACAATACAATAATGACAAATTTAAACCATTCCATTAAATGTAATCCTGTTTTTTGTTTTGATCCATCCACAAAGGACGACCGTCTCGCCCAGTGAACTCAGTGCCTTTATGTACTTCTGGGCACTTAACTGGATTTACACGCCACATTGCACCGTATCTAAAACTATCAATGGCGTGGTCATTTTTAGTGCCATTGTCAATTTCGTCTCTATCTTTTGGACTGGCCATTGTGTCACTTAGTTGCTTAATCAAGTTTGGACAGTTGCGCCTTAAAATCCGTAACTTTGGACGAATGATTCCGCCAACGGATTCAATGTCAACTAATAACTCTTTACATCGTTGCCAACCAGCCTTGCGATCTTTGACAGCTCTTACAGACGGGAGTCCACGTTCCCACCAGATTTCAACTGGATACTCACCAATACGTTCCTCTGTTTTCATAGGTGGAAATGTATTAGCCCAGTCAAAAGCAATTGCCTCAAGTTTGGTATTCCAATACTTTTCACGATGCGCTGGACTTTTTGGCTGAGCTAAATTGTGCTTATCTAGTAAATCTAAAACACTTGCTGCCTGTTCGGAGCTGACTTTTCCTGATTGGTACCACTCATCAATAACATATACGTTTTCACGTTCATCACTAGCAAACAACAGGAAACAAGCTGGTGCACCAGTACCAAAGTCGTGACTACCCCAGAACCTCCACCAAGGCTGAACATCAATAGCATCTACAACATGCCAAGGTTCTCCCGTCATGCCATATTCCTTAAATTCAGGGAAGAACTTTCCACCTACGCCTACATCATGTTGGCATTCTCGTAAAAATGGAAGTAACCCAAAGTCTTCAATCTCACGCTGACAGACAGCAATACTCTTATGTGCCCAAGTAGCAGTACCAGAAGTAATCTTGTATGAAATACGACCATCTTCTTTTTCTATTGGTTCATATTTCAGATCGTTAATTGCAGGGACAATTTTACTTTGAATTCTGTTCTGCAACATATCTAACTCACCGCTTAATACGCGACTCATTACACTATTGGAATGAATTGCGTTTTGCACAAATACAATTGCTGCATCAGTGCTTTTTGCAGGAAGAATAGTCTGCGTGATTGTTTGTATTTTCTTTTCAACACGATTGACGGAGTCGTCTAACTCATCGATGTCGTCTAAGATTATAAAGTCAGGTCGTAAGTGATCAAGCTTTACACCACGAGCACCAGTGTCAAGGCCAAATGCTAATACGTTAAATCCATTTGCGGTGCGTAATTTACTTGCGTTCCAACCTTTAGAAAAACCGTATTGGTTGACAGCTCGTTCAATACCACACTTTTCCATTACGTTAGCAATATCACTAACGTGTCTATTTGCTGCATCTTGAGTAGCGCAAACATATAATACAAATCGCCTTGTTGCTCGCACGGCTGTACGGCATGTAATTAACTCAACCGTAGTTGACTTGCCACCACCACGAAACCAACACTCAATAAGAGCTGGTGGCGCGTGACCTTGGGCAAAACTATCAGACCAATCCCATGCGCGTAAGTGATGCGATCCAAGTTCTGAGCTGGCAGCATGTGGCGCATATGTTTTTAGCCATGTTTTGTAATCAAGCTCTGCACCAACTAATGGCGTAGCAGCCCCAAAATCAAAATCACCGCTATCTAGAGATGTTTCAATTTCGTCATTTAAAGCTTGCAGTAAACTAATTGATAAAGACTGTGATGGCTTTACATATTTTTTTAATTGTTTTGGCGTAGATGATTTATTGACTGTCAGTTTCATCGACAACCTCCGCATCTAATATTTCTTCTTCAGCTTGGTACTGTTTAAGTAATTTACTTATGCCTGTATTAATAGCACGTAACTCATCAGCATTTTTAATGTGTTGCTTCATAACTCCATAGACTTGCATGACAAGGCTATACGCTTGATCAACTTCTAATGTATATGCTTTTACTTGAAGCATTCGTTGTTCTGCTTCAATAATATCTGTACGTTTTTCTATAAGTTTTACTACTTCATCACTTGCTGCTAATGCGTCTGCTCCCTTGTCGATTAATTCCAATAAGTCGTTAGAAGAAGACGCAAGGATATCCATGTCTCCTGCTTTTGCAGAAGAAACCACAGTGCGAACAAGCCGCTTTATACTGTTGTAATGGTCAATGCTTATGCCGTCTGATATAGCGGCTGCCTTGATATCCATTAACGCAGTTACAAATGCAGCGTCGTCTTTTAGGCTGAATAAGTCAGGGTCTTCCCTTAACTCATTTATACGTTCAAGTAATTGACGGCCAACCTCACTAAAACGTTTTCTGTACGGCGATTTTAATCCGTGCATAAATCTATTCTCGTGAACAATTGACTTGCTTTTTTTGTCATGCTTTTCGCAAAAGTAAGATCCTTTTTTAGCATTTAAGTCACACTGTTTTGTAACGCCATTTGACCTAAATGTAGCTGCGCATTGTTGCATGTCATTTATACTACATCAATAAGTACTATTACGGTATAAATGAGTCTTGTACATTACGACCAAGACCGGTAATAGATGCCTTTATGTCTCTTCCATGTCGTGGAAAAACATTGTTTTTCATAATGCGTCCAGCATCATTCCATCCAAATCGTTCTTTTTGATCTTCCCATTGACCTGTTGCTTTATTATATTTCTGCTTTGGTTGATTAGCTTTTGCTGCCATTGCAAGCCCAATTGGATTAGCCAATGCTTCTGTCATTGCATAACCAGCTGGATTTAAAACATCAGTTAGTAAGTCTAAAACGTGAGTTCCATAATTTGGATTGCCTTCTGGCGTTTTACGCACATTAGCAACGGTATGGCCACGATAACCAGATAACTGTTTTGGTAAACGGGCATTTGAAATTGGAACAGTTGCTTTCATGGCTGCTGGTGAATTAAGAAATCCAGCAAGTGCAGTAAAAGGATCTTCGATAGTAACACCTTTCTGACCCTTGACTGGCACACCACGATTGCCGTTATTGTTCTTATCTTCGTAATCCCATTTTGGACGCATAATGTTTTTACGCATCCACTCATCAATGGCAGGATAATTTGCTTGATACAGTGAATCTATAGCAAAGTTTGCAGCAGGAGCTGCAGGGCCTAAGCCAAGAGTTAATGCGTCTTGTAACGTATTCGCCCCTAAATGTAGAGCATTCATTTCCTGCATACGTTGTTTCGTAAACTCACCAGAAGCATCAAAACGTGGATCGCCTTCTGGTATAGCACTTGTATCAATCATGTTTCTCAACATAACAGGTGCTTGCCCAAGCATACCCATTCCTCTAGTAGCTCTCGAAAATGCTGACGGAGGTTCTGGCAATCGCGCATTAGCACCTGCGTGAGACCGTGATTGAAAAACCTTTACGCCATCTCTAGACGCTAATGGTTTTCTAGGATCATACCCTGCGCTAATTTGACGCGATTTAGGAGTTACGTTTCGTCGTGGAGGCGATGGCATTATTGTCTCCTTGCTTCAGTAGATACTAATCCAGCAGCACCGCCAAATCCAAGCAATCCACGTCCCATTAATGACGCACGTCGCTTCTGTTGTGGTGTACGACCATAGTTGGTCTCATCTGGCTCAGCGTTATATTTAACAACTCCAGATTTACCCTTTGGTGAGGGCAACTCTAATGTGTTTGGATTAATTCCAATCTTAGGAGAACTCTGTGCCATACCACGCATTACGCGCTGAATTGTTTCACGGTGAGATGCGTTTTGCTCTTGCGTCGCTGACGGATCATGGGCCATTAATTGAGTCAATGTCTTACCTTGTGTAAGTTGTCCACCTAACCACAAAGCTGCTTGACGGTCAGCTGCAGGTAATTTAGTAGCAGCTGCCCTCCATCCAGATAGCCATTGCTCTGGTGTTTCGTTACCCATAAACGCTTGATGAGTTAGTTGATTAACATCAGCATTTGGTGCAGGTGCGCGATATCCTTCACCCATTGGCCCACGATCACCAATGACAGCATCATTAGTAACCATACTTCGACCCAATGAATTTCCAGCAGCAGTAATTGGATCACCTGCTAGTTCAGACTTACGAGCTTTACTTTGACGTACAACAGAAGCTAATGCTGCACGTTCTGTTGGACTATCACTCTTAAGTTTTACTGATGGGCGTTTACCCGGAATTGGTAATCCCCTTTGTGCTTCGGCTACAAGTTCAGTAATACGCTGTAATGTTGCTGGCCCAGTTTGCGGGTTTGACAACTTACGCAAGAAACGTTCACCTGCAGCCATTTCGCCACGTTGATCTGTATAGGATGTCAGATCTCCGGGATTGCCAAATGTTTTAATGATTGCTTCTGCCTGTACACCAAATCGTTTAAATTCCTCATTGGACATACCAAGTGGGTTATTAGTGACAGCTTGACGAGATGCATTTGGTTGGAATAAAGCGAGTGTAGCCATCTTCCTATTAGGGGCTAATCCATTTAATAGGCCAACTACATTTACAACAGTATCCGTTTGACCAACTTGACCAGACTTAACTAGTTTGGCAACATGATTACGAAACTCTTGAAATACAGCAGAATCACCTGCTGTTTTAGCAAGTTTATCTCCTTCTACTTTTAAGTATCGCGCTAGTGTGTCTTTACTTTCTGCTGCACTTGTACCAGTCATACGTTGTAATCCAGTAGCATCAGAACCAACATACTGGACACCCATAGATTTGACTAATTTGTCGCCAAGTAAATTTAACTGATGGTTTACTGCTTTACGAACCGTTGGGTTTGGATCTGAATTTAACCTTTGGAATAGACTCCACATTTTTGTGTAATCAGTACCTGTAAATAAAGACTTATCTGTATTTGGTTTTTCAACATCTTTAGCCAATGTATTCTGTTGTTGTGAAGGAATGATTGTTGCCTTCATACGACGTGGGCCACTTCCTCCGGGACGTAGCTCAGCGTCAAACTCTGGAAGCACTCTTCCAATTTTTTCAAGAACTCCCATTGTTGGAGTTTTCGATGAAGCAGATGCAGGATTAAATACTGCATGCCAAATTCTATTTGCTAACTGTGTGCTTAATGGCGTGTCAGCAGTAATCTGCCCAGAAAATCGTAATCCCGGTACAGACCTAATACCCTTTTTATTTGGGTCAGATAACGCCCTGTCAACAAGAGACGAATAAAGTTCAGGGTCTTGTTGTTTAATGGTTTCCAACATTCGTTGTCCACCAACACCAAGGTTAGCAATTCGTCCAGCTTCAGATGAATTTGGATCTGCAAAAATACCATAACCTAACTGATTTGAAGCAATACCAGATCGTGTAGCAACATTACGCAATGTCTTTAAATACAGATCTAACTTGCCTTGCTCAGGAGTGTATAACGTTCCCTCAGCCAAACGCTTCTTAACGTCCTCTGGCTCCATCTGTGCAGTAATAGCATTTGCAGTTCGAGGCATGATGTTATTTAATGCTCGCTCATTTAAGTGAGGCATTAAACTTTTTTGTACTGACGACCAGTCAGTAGACTGATTATTTCTTAGTTGTGCAGTGGCAGCTTTGATGTCTGAAATAAAATTAGGATTACTCCATGACATTCCTACACCGGATAACAACTGATTAGGTAGATCTAAATTATTAACTAAATTTGCCAGATAGACTGGAACTTGAGGTCCACCTTTAGCCGCTTGATTTGAGCGTTGCATGGAAACATATCTAATAATGTCTTGCATTTTGTTGCCAGACATTGTTCCCTTACCGTTTAAATCTAAAATGGATTCAATTTTTCCATTTAATTGAACTGCAATAGGAGCATGTGGATGATTAACCAATGCATCAATAAAATCTCCAACAGCAACAGATGCTTCGTTGTAACCGGGCTTTCCTGACTTAGCAAACTCATTAGCCATGCGGTTTTGAACGACTGTACCAGCAGCTTTTAAAATAGTAGGAGCTACATCTTTTACTGTAATTGGCGCAGGTGTTGCGTCTTTATTTTTACCTGCGTATCCAAATTGTTTGTACTCTTGAAATGGAACATTAGACACAAATGCAGACAACGCACTATTACGTGTTAATCCAGTATCAATCTGCTTTGTAAGCTTTTTAATATCTGTAGTTGTTCCACCCTTAAGTGCATTTACAGCATTTGTGACAGTTTGACCCCAACTGTCAACTAAAGGTTTTACACTTGCTTCATTCCATCCACGTTGTGCAGAAGATTCATTTGCTGCTGCAATTGCAGTAGTGCCTCTAGCTAACTGCAAAATAAGGTCTTGTGCATCTTTGTTTCCTGCGTTTTCTACATACGCAGTACCAAGATGTCCCCATATACCGTAATCACGTCCACCTTTTGCTAAACCATGAACTGCAGTAAGCTTCTCACCAAGTGACTTATTTCCTGCTCCAGCACCCTGTACAACAGAGTCAAAAACATTAAGTAGACCAGTGCTTTGCTGAGGAGAATACAACTTTTGCAGCAATGCATTAGTATCAATTGCTGGCGCAAACCTTGGGAGCATATGTCCAGACTTAACTGGCTTAGGAGCTTCACCTGTAACTAGTGGTACAGGAGCTTTTGGTAAAGCACTGACCACGCGACCACCTTCTGTAGTAACTCTTGGTGCTGGCGATGTAGTTTTGATTCCGTATTCACCAAGATTCTTTAAAAATCTAACTTGCTGATCTAACGTTCCTTTTGCAGGATATAAATCAGGGGCTACATACTCACCATTTGTAATTTTGTCTACAAGTGCTTTTGCTGCTTCATCAGTAGAACCATACTTAGCTGTTGACTGTAAATTTACTCGTGGTGCTGCACTACTACCGGGAGCACGACCACCTGTACGCACAGGTACCGTTGGTTGGCGCACAGATGCTGTTGTCTGTCCACCTACTGTTTCTGTAAAGAAATCACCAACTTCTTTTTGAGTCAATCTCCTAACAGGCTTTGGTGCTTCTGTTTGAACTGGAGCAAATGTTTTAATGTGTTCTGCTGTTAACCCCGGAATAGAGTCACCAAAGTCTGCAAGAATATCTTCAATCGGCTCGTTTTTACGCAGACGTGCTTTAACAGAACCCTGTTGAGCAAATGGGATTAATTTAAACGCTTCGGCTTTATAGTTACGATCAGGTGCCGGAGCTGGAGCTGGAGCTGGAGTAGGACCAGCCCCTGCTGGTGGTGTAGGCCCTGCAGGAGCTGATCCACCACCAGATTTACCACCGGGCATTTGCCCAAGCATTAACGCTGTTAAAGCCGAAACGTTCATAAATTAACCCTCGTAACCTTTACCTATGACAACCTTACCGCCCTTAAGATGTTCTTTCTTTTCCATGGCCATAATTTGTGCCTTTGTTGGAGGCGACTTAAGTCCATGTTCTTTCATTTCCATCTTAGACAGATTTTTTGCCGTAGGTTTAGATTTTAAACCATGCTCTTTTTTCTCAATACCTAATAACCCACTCCAAGAAAGGTTATTGATATGTTTATTCATTCGGTTAATCATCTAACAACCTTAGTGCCGGTTCTGTGACCCTTACCAGATTGCATAGGCTCACCACCAGAATGCCTATTGCTTAACGTTAATGCACGTCCCTTTACAGGCCCCATGTCACTAGCATTTGATCGGCGATTGTCCGATGCATCTTGCCGAGGAGATGTGTTACCTTCGGATCCACTACGTCGTGCATCATGTGCAACAGTTAATGCACCTGCACCAAGTCCAGCAATAACGGAACGAGCCATACCCGGTGCATTCATTTTAAACTGCTTGCCAATAGATTTTGGTGGAGCTTCAGATACATGTTGACCCGGCTGACGTTTAGTTCCAGCATCAGCAAATTCTTTGCCTAATGGACGTGTTGCATACTCACCAAGATCACGTGCTACAGACTCTTTAGTTGCTGGACCACCACGATGAGAATCGCTCGGTGCCACACCTCCAAAATTAGCTCCTCGGCGATTAAAGTCATCAAGAATATCAATATTAGGTGGATCATTATCCAAAAATGAATTACCCGGCTGACGTTTATTTCCAGTCATTTCACGCATACGGTCGGTTTGTCGTCCGTAATACGCATTAGCATGTGCATTAGCTGTTGACTTAGCAGCATTTTCATGCATCCGTGCAGTAGCAATTGCATTGCGAATATTTTGATCGTTTAATTCATCATGTGTAGCATTACGCCCACGTTCTGCTTTATGCC